CCCCCCAGGGTGAGACATTGGATGTCCTATCCTTGCCATACGGCATACGATGATTCGGGATTCGGATCCTGCGTCCAGCAAATCCTCATGGTGCGAAAGATTCCTGCTTGACGCAGGGGAGGATGGCGCGCAGCCTTGCCGCGGTAGGTTGGGTCCATCGCCGCATGGTGCGGTGGATGAAACGAAAGGAATGCTGTGAGTTTGGAAGAGATCAAATCTGCTGTGTTGGCTGGCAAGGTGGTGCGGTGGAGGAATGGAGGGTATCGAGTGGTGTTTAGTGGTCGTGGGAATCGGTTCCTGATTGAGTGTGTGTTCAACGGGAGTTGCACCTCGCTGACGTGGAGTGACGGGGTGACGATGAGCGAGAAGCCTGAGGATTTCTTTGTGGAGGAAGGGGGTGCCCGGTGAGTGATTCGTGCATGGTGACGACGAGTTTCCAGATGGAGTATGCGTTGCTGATGGCGTTGCAGGCTCGTGCGAGGGAGCTTGGTTTCCGTAGCTGGGGACATTATCTGCGTCATGTGGTGGACTACCATGTGATGCTGGTGGAGCCTGATCTGATGGGGGTGGCGAAGGAGGCTGGTGATCTATGAAGTTTGAAGATTACGAGCTTATCCACAAATCCGATCTATTGGTATTGAGGGATAGAATCAAGGAGCTTGAGCAGAAGAACAAGGATCTCATGGACCTTGTTGATGTGAAGCGTCTATGGCTTATTGATAAAGCCGAGAAGCGTCTGAATGACATACTGAGAGTGGGCCATCAGCTTGTGGATAGATCGGGTTGTACCTGTGATCATCATCCTATGATGCCATACTTCACATGTCCTAAATGCCAAGAGCTTGCGGCTAGGTGGAAGGAAGTCGCCGGGGATCCGAAGGGGGTGGGCCAGTGAGTGCTGACTTCCAGATTGTGAAGGTTCACCCCGACCTTCTTCTTTACGTTGATGCGCTTCAGAAGAAGAACGCTGAGGCGTTGAGCTTCTATCCTAAGTGTGTTTTCGAGCGAGAGTCTGAGAATGGCAGGATCTTTCTTGGCCTGTTGAATGGTCAGCCCTGTGGGTATCTTTACGTTGGGGCTGCTGTTGCTGATGTGAAGTGTCATCAAGTGTGTATTGAATACGATGCGAGGAGGAAGCTGTATGGTGCTGCGCTTGTGGCGGCGATGGAGGAGTATGCGACTGGTGCTTTCACAATAACGTTGCGTTGCGGTTTTGATCTTGATGCCAACAAGTTCTGGTCCGAGATGGGATACAAGTGCATTGCCGTGCAGGATGGAGGTATTCGCAGAATGCGTAAGATCAACGTCTGGCGCAAGCTATTGAAGGACGAGTTGTTTGTTACTGACACAACCGTCGAGCCCGCTATTGGCAAAACCGATGCTTCGATTTGGAGGCGAAACAAGAATACTGGTATTGTCACTCAGTTTATCCGTGGGAAAAGGATGAGGGATTATCGCGCAATGATTGTTGGGAAAGATAATGCCGTGGATCCGAAGGAGTAGGCCACTCACCCCCGCACCCCCCTTTTCTCACCCCCTAGGGGGGATCTCGCGGGGGGGGGTGTCTGATACCCCGCCGCTCCCGGCCCCCGCTCCCGCTCCCATCCATCCCTCCCGCTCCCCCGAATCCCACCCCCGGAACCCCATCCGGGGGCTTTTCGTTTCCAATCACCCGACACCCCTCATCCGCTGTCTCCACACCAACCTCCAACCAAACGCGCTCCTTGACCCCTTCCAGCTCCAGCGCGGGGCATTCCCGCCTCCCAACCTCACTCGCGGCGGAATTGATGACTTCCAAATAGGGGGAGGAAGAGCGAGCGAGCGAGTGAGTGGGATAGTTTACTGGGTCGCCACCCCCTTGGGCAGAGTAGCCCAAGGAATGGGGGTGGCGACTCTCCCCTATTAAGAGGGGATAGTGGGTGTTGCCCTAGGGGGGAGGAAGTGTCCATTTAGGGGTGCCCCATTGGCCCCTGAGACCCCCCCTAAGGAGACCCCCCTAGTTGGATGTGGGCCCGGTAGGCGGCGAGCAGGCGGCGGTGCTTGGTTTCCAGGGTTTCGAGCCGGATCTCCAGCCTCTCGATGCGCTCGGAATCGGTGTACCGGATTGAGCGGTTGTCGGTGCCGTGCCATGCCCGGTCGATGCGGTCGAATACAATGATCCCGCGCTTGCGGAGTTCATTGAACAATCGACTGGCCCGCTCTGTATCACATTGCATCGCTCCCGCTATGTGATTGATCACTTCGCTCTTCGCAGCATCCTTATCATGCTTGAGCTTGGGCATTGATCCGAACCTATCTCTGTATGTCATATCGCGTCCTTCCGCTTGGCCTTATTGGCATACGGTTTCTTCTCTTTGAGTTGTGCGCCGGTCATTACCATGGGGTTCCATTGTTCCCATTTGATGCCTGTGGCTGCGTGTTGGAGGTTGAGGTTGTTGGCTGGGAGTCGTGATCCGCGCTTGCAGAATGCTAGCTGGAAGCGTCTGGGCTTGGACTGGCCTACTTCATGGAGCACGGCGATCTCTCGCGCCCAGTTGGCGAGTTCGCTGGATCCGAATCCTGCGTGGGCCAGTTCCATGGTGGTGAGTGGTTCGGCGTTCTCCTTGCGTTGGGGTTTGGAGATGTGGTGCATCCAGATCCAGACGACCTTGGTCTCGTGGAGGATGGGCTGGAGCTTGTTGCGAAGGAACACGCTGACCTCGCCTTGGTCGGAGAGGTCTCCGCCGAAGTAGGAGAAGAGCGGATCCGCTACGATGACATCGAGTTTGGATCGGTGGATGAAGCGTCGGGCGTAGGCGAGGAACTGGTCCCCGGTGCGGACGGATTCGGTTCTGAACTCAAGCTGAGCCTGTAACCGCTTCATGTCCTCGGTGGTCGTTGAAAGCCCGTGTGCGACCCCTTGGAACGCTTCTGCGAGGTCTCCCTTGTCGTTCTCTGCTTGGATGACGCCGATCTTGAGAGGGCGGACTGGGGTGATGCCGAAGAAGTCGAGGCCGAGGGCCCAGCGGATGACGATCTGCATCATCAGGGAGGATTTGCCGATGCCGGTGCCGCCGGACACGATCATGGAGGATCCGCGGGTGAGCCAGCGGTTGCCGATGAGGTTGTCTGGATCGTTGGCTGGGTCGAAGTGGATGAGGTCTCGGACTGAGACGATGGTGGCTTGGTCTTCCTCGCTCTCGCGGTTGGTGAGCCAATCCTCCCAGGAGTCTGCGCCCAGGTTGGTGGCCAACAGTTTCTGTTGGCATTCGCCGCGCCATGCGCCGGGGAGGCGTGAGAAGCGGGATGGGTTCTTGTTCTTTGGATCGACGCCGGGGATGACCTTGTAGATTTCGTCGCGGCGGGCGTCCCATTCCTTGCGTGAGGATGCGTCTACGCGGACCCATGCGTGGATGCTTTTGCCGCCCGAATCGATGAGGACGCTGATTGGTAGACCGGAGGATCGGAGGCGTTGTTCCTGCTCGGGCTTGGGGAGTTGGTCGAACTCTACGAGGACATGGCGGTACGCGCTGACATCGTTGTCGCTGCCGCTGTAGAGGTTTGGCTTGAAGGGGTTGATGCGGACGAAGACTCCATCGAGTCGATCGTTGCGGAGGAGGATGGAGTCTGGGGCGTCGAAGCGTTTGATCCATTCCTCGACTGGGAGGAAGGAGCCGCTGGTGTTGGGTTTGCCGTCCTCGACTTGTTCGCAGATGCAGACGACTTCGGTGGGAGCGAAGGCGGATTCTAGGAATCGTTTGAACTGCGAGTCGGTGGGATTGGGTGTGGATGTTGGCCGCTTGAACACGACTCGTGTGAGGTCTGTGTGTTGAGGGCTGCCGGATGCATGGAGGAGGTGGCCGGCTGGTTTGTCGTGGGGCTTGGAGGCGGCGTCGCGGATCTTGTGGATGAGTTCGCGGTCGCTCCAGGGTGGCTGGCAGGAGCGGTTCCAGTCCGAGAGGAGGCTGAGAGCGTCCCCCTCGGACAGGCCGAAGCCGTGGACGAGGCCCACGGCTGCGGTGTAGGTGGTTGAGTGGCCGTTCTGGCCGCTGACTGCTGGTGGTACTCTACTGAGCCATGCTGCTGCGCGTTGGAGTGGGTTCATTTCGTTGCTGGAACTTTGTGTGGAACTCTGAGGCGAGTCGGACGTAGATGTTGTCTCCGCGTCTGTAGATGACGACTGGTGACTTCATCTCTCCGAGTCTGAACTGTGCGTGGCCGATCAGATGAACGACGACGGAGGGGTTTGATCGGTTGGTGTATTCGATGGGATCCATGTCGGGATAGGTTGCTTTCGGACCGCGTGTGAGATCCAGCCTCGTCTGATTCCTGCGGCGACGATCTCGGCTGAGTTGGCGAGGATGCGTCGGTTTTCCTCGGAGGCTGCGAGGCGTTCGGCCTCGGTCATGGGTTCTGGTTTCCGTGCATCACGGAGGCGGGTATTGTACCATGGTTGGAGGTGTCGTGGGGTCTTCATGGTTTGGTTTGTATGGAGCTGATCTCCGACAGTACGCAGTTACAGTAGTTGCCGTTGTAGGCGTTGCATTTCGGGTGATGGACAGGGTTGCTGAGAATGTGTTCGGAGAGGCGGACCGTGAGAGAGACCAGGTGAATGAGGCGTTGGGCGGCTTCGGCGCAGACGGCGTTTGGGACTCCATCGTGGGAATTGATTTCGGCTGAGATGATGTTCAGCGCGTTCACGAGGTCATGGGTGGATGATTGTTTCATTGCAATGTGGGCAGCGTCGCGGGTAGGTGAGGTCGGTTGGTGGGGTGATGTTGGCCCACGCGCAGAGGTCGTGATAGGATTTGAGTCCGAAGTTGGGGACCATGTTGGGTGTGATGATCTTTTGGTTGATGGCGTTGATCAGTTCGTCCTTTGAGGTGAGTTTGAGGCTTGCGGTGATTCGTTGGTTGCGTGGGCTCATGCCGTAGTTCCACATGGCTTGGAGTTGTTTGCGTCTTTCATCGGCCTTTGCGACCTGATGGACGCGCTGCCGTGAGACTCCGAGTTGTTGGCCGATGGCTTGGAGGGTGAGTCCTTTGGCTCGGAGTTCCGAGACCCTTTCGATTGCGTATTCCAGTTTCATTGTAGTGGTGTGAGTATTGCTCGATATCGTTTGTTGGCTTTGTGGCATTGGACGCACAGGCCGGATTCCTTTTGGCATCCACATCCCAAGCAGTTGGCCAATTCGTGACAGAGTTCTTTCCATTGATTACTTGTTTCGTTGTTTGTTTTTGAGTGACCAGACGTAGTAGACTGAAACGTCGTGTTTCTTTGCGAGTTCACGGACGGTTCTCCCTGATTTGTCATTGAGGATTGCCTTGGTGATTGCTGGGTCGATCTTGCGACCTGGGTAGATGTGTGGTTTTGGTTTCGGGGGGTCTGGCATCACTTGGGTTCCGAGCATCTTGGCGATCTGGTCCTTGGTGAGTCCGATGGATTTGAGCGTTGAGTTCACGTTCGAGTTGGCGGGCGAAGTCTGGCCAGAGGGCTATTCGGTCTTTGAGCCAGGACTCGACGTAGGCGTCGGTTCTTGGAGTACGAAGTAGAAGTTGTTCTGCCATGACGAGTTGAGTTCGTTGTAGGTGTTGTTTTTTATCTTGCAGGTGCGAGGGTTTCGTTTTGCGCCCGTGTGGGCGCAGACGATGAGGACGTCGAGGTCTTTGATGGGAGTGTTTCTGGATGGGTGATCGAGTGGTAGTTCGTTGAGTTTCATGGTTGCTCTGAGAGTTCCCTGATGATCTTGGCCCGCTTCTGGCCGTTGGATTTGACGATGAGTTGGAGGATGACGATTGGATCGACCGTTGAAACGTGCTTCCAGTACGGTCTGGATGCATCGAGTTCCCGTGCGCGGTCGATGTCCACCACAAGCACTTCGCTGGTCATTCTGTGCTTGTAGACGAATGCTACGGACTTGCTCACAATTCCTCCTCCTCCTCCCATTGGTCCAGAGCCTCCGGCCTTGTGGTTGCGAGCCCCAGCCGGATCAGGTGCCGGATGCGGGCGTCGAGCTTCCCGAGCTTCTGCCTGAGGTACTCGTTGCAGGCATTCAGTTCCATCACATCCTTCTCCAGTTTGGAGAGATTGGATTGCGTTGCGTGTTCCTTGCTCATGGTTTGATTCTCTCTCTGTGTTTACAGATGGTGCAGACCCAGCTCTTGCCGCTCTTTGACGGGCGACAGGATCGGAGGCATTTGGCGCATTGGATGGATGCGCTCACGGCTTGTCCTCCTTTGATTTGAGTTCGTTGATAATGTCGCAGATTCCAATAAGCATCACCATGTTGGCATCTGGATTCATAAGTTCGTTGCGCTTGCAGATTTCGGTTCCTCGTTTCATCGCATCCTGACCGATGTCCCGCCATGGCTCGTTGATGAAATCGCTGATCGTTATGCTGCTCACAGCTCGTCCTCCTTTGCTTTGATCCATTTGTTGACCGCATCAGCCCATCCACCGAAATAGTGGGATGCTTTGAGTGCGTCTCCGGCCAACTCCAGCCGCTTGATGCGGACCTGTAGTTTCGCATCTTGAACAGCCGATCCTGCGTTGAATGCGATGATGCAACGAGAATGGGCGAACTCTGGACCCCATAGTTCTGGATGGTCCGACGGTTGAACCTCTTGGACGCAAATAGGACATTTCACGGTTTGGACTCCTTGGCTTTGCGCCAGCCGACTAAAAGCCAGTTTTCTGAATTGAGCGTCCACGACATCGCATCCCCCGCCTCCTCCAGCCGCTTGATGCGTTCCAGTAGCTTAGGAACCTCACGCTGGATCACCGTGCGCTGAGACTCTCCTAGTTGTCCTCCAAGCATGGTTGCGATGGCGTTCGCGT